GTTCCGATGGCTTTCTTAAACAAGCTTCAGAACGTTAAATACCGTGTCAGTACAGTTGCATTAGATACAGCCCAAGTCTTGAAGAAGATGAAGAGAAGTGTAGGAAAGTTTATTCCTATTACTGAAGCTTTCAAACCTCCAAGACCTCCTAACGCTGACAAGGATAGCGAGAAAAGTCTGGCGTGGAGGAGAGCAATGGCTGAAGCCTATAATGCTGATCGAATTAATTTCAAAAGATCAGTTAGAACTCGCACACAACTGGACGCAGCTGAGAAGTTTAGGTATGAAGAGTATTATTACCTACCCTGGAGTTTCGACTATAGGGGAAGGGCATACCCGATACCTGCATTCTTAACACCACAAGATACAGACTTTGGTAAAGCCAGTATAAGATTCGCTGATGAGTCACCTCTCACTAAAGATGGTGAGAAATGGTTGTCTTTCCAAGTAGCTACATGCTACGGTTTGGATAAAGATACTATGTCTGATCGTCTTAAATGGGTAGATAACAACAAAGACTTAATCACAAGGGTTGCTTTAGACCCGATAGATAACCTCCCCGATTGGGAAGAGGTTGAAGAACCGTGGCAATTTATGGTGTCATGCCATGAATACTACCACTGTTGTATCAAACGTGATAAGAAAACCACAGGTTTAATGGTAGCCGTAGATGCTACCTGCTCAGGGTTACAAATACTTGCAGGGTTGGCTAGAGATCAATCAACAGCCGAGCTTGTTAATGTATGCCCTGCTGATAAACCTAGTGATGCTTATAAAGCTGTAGCCACAGAGGCTAAGAAGTACTTACCTGAGTACATGCACCCTTGGATGGTACGGAAAACCACAAAACGTACCGTAATGACCATACCCTACAATTCAACTAAAGACAGTTCGAGATCGTACATCCGAGAAGCTCTTAAAGAACAGGGTATAGAACCAACCACCGAGGAGTTAACTCAGGTAGTCAATGCAGTCTATCAAAGCATGGATGCTATAGTTCCTGGTCCAATGCGTGTAATGCGATGGATCAAGAAACATGTAGGAGAATATATTCAAAATGGAGCTAAAGAGGTTCAATGGCAAACACCCTCTGGTTTTATAGTAAACCAACGGCGTGATAACATTGACACATTGCGTATGGAATTACAGTTATTAGGAAGGACTTCAATAAGAATACCTTCAGGCACCTCAACACCTAGCCCTCGAAAGCATAAGTTGAGTACTGCACCTAATTACATCCACAGCATAGATGCATCCCTGTTGCACCGTTCTTTTCAACAGTTCAATGGACCATTTACAGTTATCCATGACTCAGTACTTACTAGAGCAACAGACATGGGAACACTCAATGAGCTTGTGCGTAAAACCTACAAGGAAATATTCACAAGTGACTGTTGGCTTACACGATTTGGTGAAGCCATCAATGCATCAGAACCGCCACCTATAGTAGGGACACTAGATCCCGAAGTAGTAGAAAAGTCCACTTACTTTTTTTGTTAACCACCATCATGACCACTTACGTCACCCCTGAACCCGTTGTACTTGATGGGTTCCAAGCTATACTAAAACCTGGGGAGTGGGGCTATAAATTATCAGCCTTACTTCCTAAGAGTATAGTGTCTAAGTTAGAAGAAGAAAGAGAATCTGCTCTTGATTGGGCACGATCAAAAGCTAAGAACCCTAAGAGGGTTACTGTAAAACCTGAGCCTTGGGAGGAGTTAGAGAACAATCCTGGCACTTATCAGGTTAGATTCTCATGGAAAGATAAGGATAAGTTATTCCCTGCTATCGTTGATACAGAGGGTACCTTAATCACAGATAAAGAAACACCATTATACAATGGTAGTACAGTAAAGATAGCTTTCATTCAGAAGCCTTACATCATGCCAGCTGGAGATATAGGCACATCTCTTAAGCTTAAGGCAGTACAAGTTATTAGTCTTAATAACGGTGCTGGTGTTACCGATCAAGGTAATATGTCTGCTGAAGATGCACTGAAAACATTCGGTGGAGCTACTACAGGATTTAAGATAGATGCGCCTGCAATAGTAGATGCATCCCCTTGTTCAGTAGAAGAACAGGATGAAGACTTCTAATGCGTAGCCGCCTAGAAGAACAGGTGGCTGATTTACTTGACGAGTTGGACGTTCATTATGAGTACGAATGTACTAAATTAAATTACTTTATAGAAGCTAATTACATCCCTGACTTTAAGGTTAGGGATATATACCTAGAAGCTAAGGGTTTTTTTAAGCCTACAGACAGGCGTAAAATGCTTGCCGTAAAAAAATTGCATCCAGAATTAGATATTCGTTTCGTATTTCAAGCACCCTATAATAAAATAAATAAAAACTCAAAGACAACTTATGCCATGTGGGCCGAGAAACACGGCTTCCCGTGGTGTGCTTACTATGCAATCCCACTCAACTGGCTCAAACCATGAACAATCAGAGTTCTTATATCACGAGCCTTGTACAAATTGCGGTTCTTCAGACGGCTGCTCACGCTATTCTGACGGACACACTTATTGTTTTGTTTGTGACCATTATGAATCTGGAGAGCCACCATCATCCGATGAAAATAGACCTGAGCATGAAAAAACCAGCACCTCTCGTAAAACTATGTTGAAAGGTAATCCAGTACGTTTAAACAAACGTGGACTAAGTGAAGAGGACTGCCGTAAGTACCGAGTACATAAGGATGGGGACGTTTTACGTTTCCATTACTTTAATAAGAAAGGTCAGGTAGTCGCAGCTAAGGTCAAAACAAAGGACAAGGACTTCTACTGGGACGGTAGAAACGAGGATGGTCAATTCTTCGGACAGAATCTATTTCCAGATAAGGGGTCAAGACTGACCCTCTATGAAGGGGAGATGGATGCTGTCTCAGGACATGCAGCTATGCCAAAATGGCCTCACATGTCAGTACCTAACGGTGCGGCAGGGGCTAAAAAAGATCTACAAAAAGTATTAGATTTAACACAAGGTTATGAAGAAGTTGTATTCTTTTACGACAATGATGATGCAGGCCGTAAGGCAGCTATCGAGTGCGCTGAACTTTTACCAGCTGGAAAAGCAAAAATTGCTGTACTTGAGAAATACAAGGATGCGTCTGAAGCCCTTCAGGCAGGTGACCCCGAAGCAATACGCAAAGCTATCTGGGACGCAAAGACGTATCGCCCTGACGGAATTGTTGATGCTAAATCGTTACTTGAATTAATAACAACACCCGAAGCACCATGCACCCATGAATACCCATTCAAAGGACTCAACGAGAAGCTACACGGGATCAGGCTGGGAGAACTTACAACGATTACTGCTGGCACTGGTAGCGGAAAGACAAGTTTCTGTCGCCAACTTGCAACTGACCTATTACAAAAGGGAGAATCAGTTGGGGTCGTGGAGCTTGAAGCAAACAATAGAAGAACAGCACTTGGATTAATGTCCTCCGCTGTCAATCAAAACCTACACCTCGGTGAATACAATGAGCAACAACTTAAAGAATATTTTCGTTCTACCATTGCTAATTGGAATCTTTACATGTTTGATGGCTTCGGGTCTTTTGATCCTGACATTATCTTTAACAGGATTGAATACCTTGCCAGTGGACTGGAGTGTCGTTTTGTATTCTTAGACCACATCAGTATTCTCATGTCTGGACTCGAAGGAGATGAGAGGAGAATGCTGGACCAAACAATGACCCGTTTACGTTCTCTAGTCGAGAGAACAGGTATTTCACTATTTCTTGTATCACATGTCAGACGAACCCAAAGTGATCATAACCACGAAGAAGGAGCCAGAGTCAATATTGGACAACTTCGAGGCTCGCACAGCATTGGTCAATTGTCAGATGGAATTATTGCGCTTGAACGGGATCAGCAGGCAGATCAATCGAAAGCTTCAACTACTGTGCGGGTACTTAAAAATAGATACTGCGGAGAACTCGGAGTAGCCTGTAACCTTAACTACGACTCAGACACTTGTAACTTTCATGAAATTACCCCCGAAAAAGAGTTTAACCCGACCACGGATTTTTGAAGGCAGTGAGTATGAACACCCTTGGTACACATACTTAAATAAACCGCAACCACCATCATCTGACGCTGTTGCTAAGGCACAGTTTAAAGATAAAACTTATACATGGAAGAAAAAACCATCAACTTAGCCTTTGACATGGAAACAGATGGGCTAGATTCCA